GTAAAAACTCAAATGAAGTAAAATTTGAACGAGTTTTAAAAGAAGAAGAGTATATTGGCTCTACTTGCAATGATATTTATAAAGCTATTTCAGGAGTATTAAAATCAGATAAAGCTTTAATAAAAAATAGTTAGAAATATTTAAATATTAAACATATATAAGTTATTTCTTCGGTTATTTTCTGCATGACGCTCGCCTAATGGCAACAATATCAACAATTTCTGCAATGTTAACAGCGATGGTAGTGCCAATAACAACAATGCCAGCAACACGAACGGGCTTGCGCCTTTTGGATATATTTACTAGTCAGTTGAGTAGCTTAAAGTGAAAACAGTACATTCTGGATACAGGAGAGAATGACCGAGCCTTTAACGGCAAATAGAGATCATGGCTGTTTATTACAAGTTAATAAACAAAGCATTATGTTATGCGCATGATGTAAACAGGATAAGATTGAGGATGAATTTTGAAGGATATTAAATTTGAAGACGTAGCATCATTTGAAGCTTTAATGAGGTCGGCAGATGAATGCTGTAAAGGTATTATGTGGAAATCATCTACTCAGATGTTTAAAGCGAATCAGATTAGATGGTGCTCTACTCTCTCAAAGCAATTGATAAATGGTGAGTATAAGCCTAGAGGATTTAATGAATTTGATATATGTGAACGTGGTAAGCAACGTCATATTATGGCAGTACATATTACTGAACGTTGTGTGCAGAAATCATTAGTCCAAAATGCCTTGCGCCCTATTATTGAACCTAGATTGATTTATGATAACTCTGCAAGTCAGAAGTATAAAGGAACTGATTTTGCATTAATGAGACTAAAGAAACATTTAGTAAAGCATTATAAAAAGTACGGTCGCAAAGGTGGCATACTTACGATGGATTACGCTTCTTATTTTGACAGTATAGATCATAATATCCTTCTTACTCAACTAAAAGATGTTATCAAGGATGAACGAGTCTTCAATTTGACTAAACTATTCATTGATGCGTTTCCCGGAGATACTGGATTAGGACTAGGTTCTGAAGTATCTCAGATATGTGCTATTTATTATCCTAACGAAATTGATCATTATATAAAAGAACAGCTTCATATTAAAGGATATGGACGTTATATGGATGATAGCTATTTTATCTCAGATGACATAGATTATCTAAAATATTGTAAAAATGAAATAGAAAATAAATTATCCGAACTAAAAATATCCGTAAATAACAACATAACAAATATCACAAGGTTTACTTGTGGAAATTTCTCCTTCCTTAAAAAACGTATATGTATTACTAATACTGGTAAGATTCTTATGAAATTGGATCGTAAGAATGTTACAAGAATTAGACGCAAATTAAAAAGTATGAAAAATAAAGGTGTGGGCTTTGACTCTGCCCATCAGACATATCAATCGTGGCGTGGATATGCCCTACATTATAACAGTTATAACACTGTAAAGAATATAGACAAGTTGTTTTACAAGTTATGGGGTGACAACTAACATGCTAGAAGAAATTATGAAAGAGTTCAAGAATTACAGAGAAGCTGTATATAACAGAGTTTCTGAATTTATGAACTATACAGACGAAAAACATGAAAAAAATGCTAATAAAGTAGTATTGAATGAGAATGGCTTGTGTGAACTGACTGAAGAATTAGATGCTAGAATTTCTAGTATTGAAGACTCACTAGCTGTACTGGCTGAAAGTGCAACAGATACAGTTAGTGATGAGTCTGTTTCTACAGATTCTGCTACTTCAAGTACAACAGATGCAACTACTTCAACAACTACTGCATAGATTTAAAAGGAGTGATTTAGAATGGCTAATTATATGGCTATGATCTGGCGCAACTGCCTTGAAAGAGGATCTCAGGAATTTAGTAAATGCCCTGTTAGATATAAAAATCAGGTTCGTATTCTGCTCAAGCAGGATGTAAAAGACCAGATTATCAGAGTAGAAGATTATGAAAAGATTACTGGAGAGAAGTATGAAGATGAAAGTGCCAATGCTAGTGCCAATACTGCATCTTCCTCTACTACTTCTACTACTTCTACAGATACTACTACTAAGTAAACAAGTGCAATACAACATCAAATATAGAATAGGAGGTGCATCGTATGATTGCATATTATAAAGGACAAGAACTTGCTAAAGGTGCATCTGCCTATGACCTAGCTGTTGCGGGTGGATACACTGGAACTGAAGCGGATTTTAATAGAGATTTGCTTGCAGTTGGAAGTGTAACTGAAAGTATTAATAGTGCTGTTAGTAATAAAGCTGACAAAGCTACTACTATTAGTGGGTATGGAATCACTGATGCTTATACTAAGACTGAAGTAGACTCGGCTATTAACAACCATAAGATTACAGTAGATAGTGCATTAAGTAATACAAGTGAAAACCCTGTACAGAATAAAGTTATTGAAGAAAATATTGATGACATGTTACAAATTATTTCTGATATAGCTACGAAAATATTAGATTTTGCCGATGTTACTAGCTCTAGTATTAGTATTGCGACTACTGCATGGGATTCTACAGCTAAAACTGCAACTATTTCTGTATCTGGAGTAACTGAAACAAATCATGTAATCATATCACCTACTCCCGATTCTTATGATGCATATGGAGCAGCTTCAATTAGATGTACTGCAAAAGTAAAAAATTCACTTACATTTCTTTGCAAAACCATACCAACGCAAACAATTAATATTGATGTATTGATTCTGACTGTACAAGGCGAAGAACCATTATACAGGTAGCAAGGGAGAAGTGACGAATGAAATATTATAAACAATTAAATCCAGATACGAATGCTCTCGTCTGCTATAGTATTATTTATGGAGATACAATTCCTGATGGATGCATCGAGCTTACTAAAGATGAGTATGAACAACTTGCAGCTAGTGAAAAGGAAAGAATTGCAAAGATTCAGGCTGAAGAAAAAGCAAAAAGAGATGCAGAAGAAGCTGCTAGAAAAGCTGAAATTGAAGCCAGACAGAAAGCAATTGATGATCATAATGCTGAAGTAAAGAGTTATGTAGATGCTATTAAAGCTGGTACTAAAAAGATTGACGATGTACCTGATACTCTGAGACAGGAAGTAAATAACATTGTTAATCCACCTAAAACTCAGGCTGAACTTATTGCAGAATTAACCGCTCAGAATGAAGCTATTCAGTCTGCTATTGACTTTCTGATGAGTACAGCTGTTGGCGATATTGGATCGGATGATACTAGCACTGATGCTAATACTGATAGTGCAAGCTCAAATACTAATGATGCATCTACTAGTACTTCTACTTCCGAGAGTAAATCTGTATCAACTAGTGAATCTTAGAGTGCAAGTGCTTCAACAGTTTCTACTACTTCAGAGACTGCAACAGTTTAATAACGTAAATAACATAGTGTAAATGATATACGGAATTATCTTATAAATTAAATATCAAAGATTAGAGATTATATATAAGGAGGAATTTATATGGCAGCATATATTGCAATGAGAGTTGAAATGGGGAAGATGAACTATAACAAAGTATTCAAGTACAAGCTGTATCAACAGTTTAAAGAAGATTGTGATGCTATTCTCGCTGCAGATGGTTATGAGATTAATGAGAAAGGCTGGGCTGTAAAGAGTAAAAGTGATAGTGCTGAGGGTAGCGAGAGTGATGCGAGTGCTAGTGTAAGTACTACGGTTGCGTAAGTTGGTGATTATTGATGGCAATATTTGATTTGCATATGATGCAGAATGGATATGTTTCATATAAAATTGTTCCATGGTCTACTGGCACAGACGAAGAGATAGTTGCTATGGTAAATGCTGCCGATAATGGATTAATTAAATTAAGTGATTATTGGAAAGTTGGAGATACACGATCAATTAATCTTTCTGCTATGGACGCTACTGGAGTTGGCGAAAGTCATGCATCTCAAAGTGCTGAGTTTGTATTGATGAATGTTGGAGGTAAAAAGCTTAGTAATGACAAAGAGTGCAATTTTGTAGTCGGAACGAAGGATAGCCTGAACGAATCAGGACATATGAATTCATCAGATACGAATTCGGGCGGATGGAATTCCTGCAAGAGAAGAACGTGGTGCAACAGCGTCTTCTATAATGCGATTCCGACGGCACTGAGGCCGATTTTTAAGCAGTTCAAAAATGTTACAGCGTCGGGTGCGTCAACATCGACCACGACATCGACAGACTATTTTGCACTTCCTGCTGAAAAAGAAATATTTGGAAGTGTGACATACGCAAATAGCACAGCCGAATCCAGTAACTCGCAGTTTGAGTGGTACAAGACATCATCGAACCGTGTGAAGAAGGTGAACGGTTCCGCCTACTACTGGTGGGAGCGCTCGCCGGGTACGGGCAACCCCGGTTTCTGTCTTGTCGGCAGCGGCGGGAGTGCCGACTACGCCAGTTCGGGCTTCACTACTGGGATTTCGCCATTCGGCTGTATTTAATTACATATAAAAAATATAAAGCAAGGAGTTAATAACAATGAAGAATATCGATAAGGGTACAATTATCAGAACAGCCGTGCTGTTCCTCGCAATTATTAATCAGATTCTTTCTGTTATGGGCAAGTCCCCGCTCCCAATCGATTCTGATCAGCTAACAAATCTGATCTCAACAGGATTCACAACAGTTACCGCCCTGATTGCTTGGTGGAAGAATAACGATTTTACTGAGGCTGCCAGAATGGGAACTGCTAAGATGAAGAGAATTAAGACTGAAGAAAAGCAGACTGCTTAATGAACTATTCGGAATTTCCGAACAGTTGAATGCTTTCCAAAGTAGAAATAATCTAAACTTTTGAAACTGAATATTATGAAATTTATATCGAGTAGGGATTTCTCCCCTACTCGATTTTTTAGTATGGAGGTGATTTTATGACAATTATTAAACCAAACTTTTATAAGCAAATCGCCTCTCCTTGGGCTTCGCACTCTAGAAATGGCTGTACTGTTGCGGGATACGCATGTGGAGAATTTTCTGTCTTTAATATTGTTTCTCGCACAACAAAGCATTGGACAAATCCTCTTCAGGTGTGGAATTGGGCGTGGAATCATGGTCTGATTCTTAAGGGAGCTGGAACATACTGGTCTGGAATTGGTGCTATGCTCAATGCAGCTGGTATTAAAACATGGAAGACAACAACTAACTGGTCTGAAGTTCACGATGCTTTACGGCACAATAAATGGTGTATTGGCATTATGCATCCGGGTATTTGGACTCGTGGTGGACATTTTATTGTTGCCTATTACGTAGACAAAAATGATAATATCTACATTTCTGATAGTGCTAGTTATGCAGGATATCGTCAGTTTAATAGATGGTCTAACTTTAAAGCACAATGTAATAATGTTTGGGTTGTTGTAGATCCGAGAGATTACATTAAAGGTTCTGTAGGTAAATCCACAGGAGATCACACTGCTGTGCTTTACACAGACAACGATGAAGCTAATGTTAGAAAATCTGCTAGTGGAAACTCCGCTCTTGTGACTACACTTAAGAAGAACGAAAAGCTTAAGCTTGACAATTATTCTGCGGGATGGTGGAAGATTATTAAAGGTAAAGGTAAAAGCGGATGGATTCATGAATCTAATCTGTCTAAGTACAAACAGGTATCTTATACTTATAAGCTGAAATACGCTATGAATGTAAGAGATGGATATTCTACACAGGCGAAAGTGCTTGAAACAATCAAGGCTGGCACTGTACTTACTTGTAAGAAGCAGAGAGGTAATTGGGCTTACTTTAAGAAGCAAAAGGGATTAGCTAATTCTGGATGGATTAAGATTAGAGAATCTTCTGGAAAAGAATATCTCAACAAAGTAAAGAAGTAATAATAAATTTGGGATTGAGGTGTATGTTTTAGGACTGCACTGGGAGAGTCACTCTGTGGCTCTCTGTTATAATAATAGATTTGCTAAAATGCCGTGCGGTTGTCCACACGACTTTTAGATATATTAATGTTTAGTGTTTCTATGTGAACATCTATTCTATTAATCTTTTTTCCTTTCAATACAATTCGTTAAGGGTAGTAACGGTGTGTACTTACTACCCTTTCTGATGCGGAGTGGTGAAACGGCTAACACAATGGACTTTGACTCCATCACTCATGGGTTCGACTCCCATCTCCGTAGCCAATTTTGAAGTTATTACAGGAATTAAAATGATACATATATAAAGGAAGTGATTTATTGGCAAAACGAGGTAGACCGAAAGGTAGTACAACTAAAAAGAAAATGCTTACCCCAAAACAGGAGCGATTACAGCTCCAAGCAGCTAATAAGAAAACTTCTCAGGAAATGACAGCTGCTGAGTCTAGAGCAGAAGTAAGAAGACTCCGTTCTATTATTCAGGACTTGAAAGATGGTGAATATCATCAGTGTCGTATGTGCGGTGAGTATTTAAGAAATGATAAATTTTACCTTAGTACGGAAGAGGGTATTATTACACATGTTACCCCTATTTGCAAGGAATGCGCATTAGATGTTGCTATGCGTAAGGATTTGAATGGAGAGAGACATGAACCTACTAAGGAAAGCTTAATTGAAGCTCTTCAGTATTTAAATAAGCCTTTTATTAATGTAATATACAATGCAGCCTTGCAACAGGCTAATAATTATAATGCAACACAAAGACAAACTAACTTTGCCAAGTGCTATTTTAGAATTATGCAGATGCAGCAGTACGCAGGACTCCAGTTTGCTGATTCAGATTTCTTCAAAGATGGTCATGGTATCTCAATGAAGGAAGATGAGACTACAGGTAAAACACTTGAAGCATCTACTAGACAGCAGTTTTTACAGGATAAAGAAGATATTATCAGGTTACTTCATTACGATCCATTCTGTAACGAAGCACTTGAAGATCAGCCTTTTCTATATTCACAGCTTGTTGGATTGCTTGATTCCAGTGAAGATGCAAATGAAGATATGATGAGAAATGCAAGCTGTATTTCTATTGTTCGTGGGTTTCTTCAGGTGTCTAAGCTAGATGATGCTATTGCTGATGCGATGGCTAACAAGACAACAGTTTCTCAGAGTGCCCCTACGATTAAGAATCTGCAGGACTCTAAACAGAAACTGCTTACTGGCATTACAAAGTTAGCAGAAGAAAACTGTATCTCTCTCGCCCATTCCCGTAATTCTGGTAAGGGTGAAAATACATGGACTGGTAAACTCAAGAAGATTAAAGATTTGAATCTCAGAGAGGCGGAAGTTAATGGTTTCGACATGGAGACATGCCGTGGCATGAGACAAGTCATGGATATGAGTAACCAGTCTATTATGCAAGCTCTCAGATTAGATGAATCAGAGTACTCTGATATGATTGCAGATCAGAGACAGATGATTACCGATCTTGAGAGAAAGAAAGAAGATTTTAAAGAACTTTCACGTATTCTTTTGAGAGAAAATCTTGATCTTAAGGATACGATGGAAGAACATAATTTACTTCAGGGAAAGAACTTGATTGATTTGAATGAGCTGTATTCTAGGTACGCTAACAATAACCATGCAGGAGAAGAAGTACTTGAAGATGTTATTGAGGATGAAGAAGATAATAATGAAGATACCGAATCTGAGAATAAGATTGAATTCAGTGAGAAAAGTACCGAAACCGGGAATAATTCAAACGCCGAATTTACAGAAGATTCAGTAGAAAGTGACGGTGATACAAATGGATAGTATCACAACAATGATCCAAAATAACGAGATAGATAGAAATGGCGTAATTGCAAAGGTCGAAAACGATCCTAGCAAGTTATGCATTCAGAATGATTTAGTTTACGTGCGACCGGGAGTTTTCTCTATGTCAAAACGTAAGTTAGATTCATTAAAACACATTGCTGCTATTCAGAAGTATTATCAGTGCAACCCTGTTAGGTTTGTATCTGATTTCTTTGGAATAGAACTGCTTGACAGCCAGTCATTCATATTAACTAGAACATGGGTATGCCCTCATGTTTTACTAGTGTGCTCAAGAGGTTGACGATTTATAAAAGCCTCACTGCCTAGTAATAGGTAGATAGAAGAAAGGAAAATCGGTGAAGGCTAAGTAATAAAATTATATGCTAATACCGAGAATGAAACAATATTTTGTAAAAACATGGAGGGGTCATATGAACCTAAATAAATATATTAAAAATGATAGAGAATTAAAAGGTGCTATAATCGGTAGTATAATGGGTGATTTAGGAATTTGTAAGAAAGAAGGAAAAAATACAAACGCTTGGTTTACAATGACACATGGAGCAGAGCAAAAAGATTATTTAAAATTTAAATCAGATATATTAGAAATGCATCCATTGGTCAAGATGAAAATGTATAAAAGAACTACACATCTAAAAAAAACAGAACGTGATTATTTACAATTTCAATCAACATCCAATAATAATAAATATGCTACTTATTTATATAATTTAATATATCCAAATAAAAAGAAAATTGTAAATAAGAAAATTTTAGACCAAATAACGGATTTTGGTCTTTTTTTATGGTATTTAGATGACGGATATTTAAATATTCGCAGATATCCAGATGGAAAAATTAAAGAATACCGTATTTTCTTATACACAATGAATTTTAAATTTAATGAAGTTGTAATGATTAGAGATTGGTTTATAGAAAAATATAACATATCCCCTAACATTAACAAAAAACAAAATGGTTATATTTTATATTTTAATTCAAAAAAGACAAGAGATTTTATGGAAATCATAAATAAGTATTATAACTTAGTACCTTGTTTAAACAGAAAATTTCTATGTGAATATATTTAACAAAAGTTTCATTTGTAACGCATAGTGGCTGACGAATAGAATAATGCCACCACGAGTCCTTTCCATCTGACCAAGTAATGTTGAAGATGAAAATATATGCTAGACTGAATTGGAATTGACCAATTGATGAAAATGAGGGAAACTTCCAGAGCTAAAGATAAAAAACTTTAGGTTAATAACAATCGTTTGGAAAATCAACACTAATTGATATTATGATAATGGCTAAAGGTATGCTGTTTAACAATTACTGGAGCTACATTTGTTCTGGTTCTGGTTCTCAGGCACAGCAAACATTTACTACTCTTGAACGTATTGCTAACAATAATATTGATACAATGGTTGGCTCTACAGGAGAGATATTTAAAGCAGAAGTTGAAATTAAAAATGCAGTTGGAGATGGATTTTCTCACTCCTCTGATGGTTTTAGATATAACCTTTATAATGGTTCGTTTACACAAACTCTAAATTCTAATGTCGATAAAAAAAGAGGTTTAAGAGGTAACGTCATCTTCGATGAGAGCGGATTCCTCTCAGAAGAAATGATGCAGACTTATGGTGCATTTGCTATTGTAAACAAATCATTTAAAACTGGTAAAAACCGTGAAGGTAAACAGCTTGACGATATCAGGCTTAAGACTATTCCAGATGAAATCTCTAACCAACAATTTTATATTTCATCTGCATCTTCCACGGATACGGAGTTTTATCGTTTGTATAGAGATTATGCAAAGCGAATGATTATGGGTGATCCAGACTACTTTGTAGCGCAGTTCGATTGTGAAGCTTGCTTCTCCCCTACTGTGCATGGTAAGAAAATTGCTCCGCTGCTTGAGAAATCAACGGTTGAATCTGCTATGCGTACAAATCCTGAAAAAGCAAGAAGAGAATACTATTGTCAATTTACATCTGACGGTGGTAACAACGCTATTGTTCGCAGAGGAGTTATTGCTCGTAATGAAGAAGTAAGAAAACCTATTTTATATAACGATACTGGTAAACGTAAGATTGTAATGGCTTACGACCCTGCTAGATCACGAGACAACTCGGTTATTCTTATCGGTGAAATCTATGACGATGGAAAAGATGGAAAGCATGATAAGAAATTGAGACTGCTTAATTGTGTTACTCTTGCAGATATTGGTAAGAAGAATCATACACCTATGCAGACTCCAGATCAGATTAAATATTTAAAACAACTGATTCTGGATTATAACATGGGTGGAGATGATAAATACAGTAACATTGAAGGTATTTACATTGATGCAGGAGCTGGTGGATCAGGAGTTAATATTGCAGACTATCTGATGGCAGATTGGGAAGATGAGAAAGGTGAAACACACAGAGGATTGATCGATAAAGAATACTCCGCTGATTATGTTCGCAAGTTCCCTAATGCTGTTGATAAAGTACATCTGATTCCCCCATCAAAGTTTAAATCTATTATCTATGAAGCAACAATTGAAATGCTGAATCAGGATAAAATCAGTTTTACTGCTACGTATGACAACAAAGGTTATCTTACTCTCATTAATACAAATGAAAAAATTCTCAATAGAGAAAAGAAGAAAATACTAAAGGATCTTGAGAAAGAGAATATTCCAGAAGATGAAAAACAGGATGAATTAAACAGGCGTTTACTTCAGGTATCCTGCGTTGAAACTAAGATGGAAAAACTTTCTTGGCAAGAGGAATTAGCATTGGAAAATATAGATGCTCTGAAAGAAGAGCTTGTTAATATGGTCAGAATCAAGCGAGAGAATAGAGATTCGTTTGAGTTATGTGCTGAGAAAAGGAATAAACTGCATAAACATCGTTGTGCAGATGTGGCATAATCCATAAACCACATTAGGAAATTTAATCTGATTGACTTGGAACGCCAGAGGTGGCAGACAGGGCGCAAGCGTAATGGCAGCGTGAACGACTGAGTGATTAAATCTCATAGGATATTACATGAGAATGCGACAGTCTGAACTTCCGATATAACCTAACATTTATAGAAGTCGGAGATAACAAAAGCGGACGACAGATCGTACACTCTAGCTCTTTTAGGCTATTCTTTAGATCAAGCACGTAAACAAGACTATCTTAACTCACATAAACGAGAAAAACAAACGTCTGGATTAGCAAAGTTATTTGCTTCTCAGGCAAAGAAAGCAACGAGGAAAACTGGCATATTCTAGTCTTCCTTTATCTAGGGATTAATTTTAGAAAGGAGGTTTTGTATGCCAGAAGTCTCAAACAATAATACTCAGAATAAGCGTAGACGGTCTAATTCAAAATATAAAAAGAAGAAGACTCAATCATACAGCAAAGGTTCGAAGTTTCGTTCTAAGCAGAATAAAAATGCTAAAAATAACATTAAGAAACCTGATTTTGAGTTGCCGAAGCAGAATTTTAACAAGACTATTGTTGAAAGCGAAAAAGAGATCAAGCAGAAAGAAAAAGATGAAAAGCGTCAACTCTCTGTTACCCAGTTGAGAAATTGGTATCAGAAGAATTCTAAAGAAATCGAGCGTTTCAAGAATGCCGAAGCACTTAAGCAACTTGGTATTCCTTCTAAGGAAAGAACTGCTTCTGCTACTACGTTTAGTAAGACAAAGCTGAGAACATATCTGAAGAACCCTATCAGAAACTATAAGAATCTTAGGAATCTAAGCAGATACTTAAGATATCGTTCTCAAGCTTATAGAAGATTAATCACATACAATGCTTCAATGATTAATCTGAATTACAGAAGCGTAATCCCTCTTGTAGATATTAATAAGATGGATCGCTCTACTAATAAAAAGAAGACAATTAAGAGTTATTACAATACTCTTGAATGTCTTGAAGTAATGAATCTCCCTTTGGAGTTTTACAAGGTTTATATCACCTGTTGGACGGAAGATGTATTCTTTGGATGTGCCTACTTTGATAAGGCGAACAATGAATTCTTTATTCTGCCATTAGACCCAGATTATTGTAAAACTATTGGTATCTACCCTACTGGTGACTTGGCATTTGATATGGACATGTCCTACTTCGATTCAAGACAGGATATTCTTGAACTTTGGGGTGAGCCGTTTCAATCGATGTATAAAGAGTATCAGAAAGATACAGTAAATAATAAGTGGGTACAAATGCCAGATCAGTATTGTGTATGTTTGAAGCAAAATATTGATGACTGGGAAACTCCTATTCCACCTTACATTGCATTATTCAACTCTCTGATTAATTTAGAGGATCTTGTTGATATCACGGCAATTGCAGATGAACAGCAGATTTATAAAATGATTGTTGCTCAGATGGATACAATTACCGGATCTGCGGAAAGAGATGATTTTACTGTAGACCCTTATACAGCGATTGAGTATTTTAACAGATTGAAAGATCAGCTCCCTGATTATACAGAAGCTGTGCTCTCACCTCTCAAGCTTGATACGATCTCATTCGACAATGACCAGACTACAGATGTTAATAAGGTAGAGAATGCTACTAAGGCAGTATTTAATACATCTGGTGGCGCACAAGTTTTGAACTCTTCTACTATTAGTGGAACAACAGCTTGGAATGGTGCTATCAGATCGGATGAAGAATTTGCTTTGTCTTCTCTCCTTCCACAGACAGAATCATGGATTAACAGGTTCTTGGCTTGTTATATTTCTAATCCTTCTAAGGTTAAGTTCTTGGAAACAACAAGATACACAGTGAATGACTTTAAGACATCTCTCCTGAAGGATGCAACTTATGGTCTTCCAAACAAGCTGATTATCAATTCTCTGAATGGATTGTCAGAGCTTGAAACAATCAGTCTGAATTATCTTGAGGAAGACTGCCTTGGACTGAGTAGTAAATTCGTTCCACTTCAGAGCAGTAATACAATGAACACTGGCAACTTAAGTAACGATCCTGATTCCAATAAGAAGACAGACCCTACTGCCAGTGATGGTTCTGAGGGAGCACCTAGTAAGGATGATACAGCATTAACAGATGAAGGTGAAGCTTCTAGAGACAAGAGAGATCAAAGCTAGAAAGAAGGATTCAGATGGATACGAAGTTAGATAAGCGTGACAGTAATTTCATTATTGCTGCCAATGAATATACGTTAGAACGACTGTTGAAAGCGGGTTCTTGTTTGGTATCAAAGTTCAATTCTGGGAACACTGAGTATTATGTACTGACTAATACATGTTCAGCATTTGATATGGATACGTTTTCTCAGGATGAGAAGATGAACTTTGCCTACTCTAACAAGGCTTTCTTTTAAGTAAGGAGTTTTTTATTATGGCAAAAATTAAGAAGTTATTGACTTTTGACGATTTAGTCAACTTCTGTGAAACAAGCCATTTGAAATCTTTCTCATTTAAGGATTCTGGTTATAGATTGGCATTGCAAGTTCCTTCTACTTTTGAAATTGATAATTCTAGTAATCGTGATGGACTGTTAGACATCAAAGTAAAAGTAATGCATATTGGGAAAAATAGAAATCAATCTTACATTTCCGAAGATGCAGTGAAGAAAGCAATGTCATCTATCAAGAATCGTCCTGTATTGGGATATATTCATCAGTTAGATGATGGCAGTTATGATTTTTATGGTCATAACATTGAGATTGTTGAAAATGAAGACGGTGATAACGAGGTTGAATACCTTGAGTATCCTGTTGGAAATTTCACAGAAGATGAGCCAACTTTAGAGTATGATCCAGAGCATGATAAAACCTATCTGGTTGCTCATGCTGTTATTTATGAGGAGTACTCTAAGGCAGCCGATATTATTAGAGAAAAACAAGGCACTAAGAATTCCTGTGAGATCATCATTAATTCTTTTGCTTATAATGCGAAAGAAAGATGTGTTGAAATTCAGGACTTTTATTTTAGTGGATCTACATTGCTCGGATCAGATGATGCAGGAAACGAAATCCTTGAAGGGATGGAAGGCTCAAGAGCAGACATTGTAGATTTTAGTGAACAGAATAACAGTATGTTTGCTCATAAACCAATTGATAATCCTGCATCTGAGAATGAAAGAAAGGAGGACGATAGAGTGTTAGAGGAACTTTTAAAAAAGTACGGCAAGACTGTAGAAGATCTTACTTTCGATTATTCTGAGTTATCTGACGAAGAGCTTAAGAAAAAGTTTGAAGACGAATTCGACATTGATATTGATGATGATGACGATGACGTAGATGATGACTCCGATGACGATGATGAAGAAATCGAGGAGACTACAGAAACGACTATCGAAGAAGAAGACGATGACGATGATGATGACGATTCTGACGAAGATGAGGATGAGGATGAGGATGACGAAGACGATGATCTTGACAATCCTGATGATGAGTTCTCCAAGAATGAAGAGCCAAAGGCAGAGCCAGATTCTTCCGAGAAGAAGTGTGGTGGCGGTAGAAAGAGAGATGTATACGAAGTTCGCATGGACGAAATTTGGGGCATCATTTATCAGCTGACTGAGCAGTATCGTAATCCAGTTGATAATGCTGACGAGTATTGCATTCCAACTGAAGTCTATGAGACATATTTCATTATGTGCGACTACAACAGTGACAGACATTACAAGGTATCCTACTCTGTTGATGGTGACAATGTAACTATTGGTGAAAACAGAGTTGAGGTATTCCCTGAGTGGCTGACTGCTGATCAGAAGACTGCACTCGATACACTTCAGAGTCGTTTTGAAGAAGTATCTACGGATCTTCAGAAATATAAAGATGCTGAAGATAAGGCTAACAAGGAGGCTGTACTCGCTGACGAGGCTTATGAACAATTTGCTGATACAGAAGAGTTTAAGACGCTTCATGAGAAGATGGATGAGTTTACTCTTGATGAGCTTAAAGAAAAGGCAGAACTTGCTTTTGCTAAGTGCGTAAAAGAAGCAGGATCTTTTTCTGCTCATAAGAAAGAACCACAGAAGACGAGTACGAGATATGCTTTCTTGAATCCAAACAACACGGTTGAACATAAGAATCCTTATGGCAATCTGTTTGAGGAATAGAAATTTACACAATATTAAGATAAATAATTTAAAGGAGGAAATGTAAATGGCTACAAATTTTCTGAATTTTACAAAGCATGCAATCGCTGGTAGTTCCAGATTGAAGGCTACGACTGCTGGCCATATTTATGACATCGTTGCAGATAAGAACTATGATAACGGCACTCTGATTACCAAGGGTGACTATGTAGAGAACCAGACATACAAGGCTGGTGCTGCTGCAACAGCATTTGAGGGAAAGATCATTGATATTGCTGCTAATGGCAACTATTATGTTGAGGTTGTTACTCCGGGAGATGCTCTGCTGATCCTGACTTCCCCGCTGATCTATGAGGATTATACATCTCAGATGACAGCTGAGTCTAACTTCTTCAACGCAAAGGGAGACATTATGAGAGCTTATGAGCTGTACAAGGGTGATGTTTTCGAGCTGTCTGCTGAAGGTTTCGAAGGAGCTGTTAAGAAGGGTGACAAGGTTAAGGTTACAACTACTCTTCTGAAGCAGGCTAATGCGTAATTAATTGATTAAGTGAGAGGAGGTTTATAATATGCCTATTATGAGATTTAGTAATCCGAATACAAATGCCGTAATCGAAGACTATGGCTTTGAAGATACAAAGAGACTGATGTTTGATGCTGGTGTTAATTCCCTGAAGGGTGTTTCTCCGAAAAAAGCTGATGGAAAGATCAGAGAGATTTTCCAGAACATTTTGGGTGTTAGTGAGAATTCTTCTGCTAAAGAGCTGAGAAATGCTATCAGAAGAAATGCTATTTCTGTATATGAAGTAATCGAAGAGGTTGTTCCGCAGCTGATGAGAGTTGGTTGGGCTGAGAATCCGTTCTTCGATGCTTTTGTTGAGTATAGAAATGGTGCACTGGGTGACACTAACGAGTTCTATGTAGAGGATGACACAATCCTGTCTGTAGCAAAGCTGTCTGGTGGACACCATGATATTATTCGTCAGAGACTCGGTGAAGGAAGTTCGTTCTCTGTTAAGACTAACTGGTACGGGGTTAGATATTAGCTCCCAAGCATCGTGAGGTGCTTCGTAATATATAAATGCATTGAACTGCTGGAATTTCTTAAAGCTGATTACACTAAAACGTAAGTATGAAATAAGACTAGGCGTGAATGCCACGAAAGTAGAAAAAAGTAATCAGATGGTGCAAGGTTAAACCCTAAACACTGAATAATATACATAATATTATTACAATAGAGAATCAGCATCCAAGTTCCGAATAGGAAAAGGATCAACGACTATCCCCTTGTGGGAGTAGAATTGCAAGCGATTGGTAATTCGAAGTGGTGCGCTCATTCAATGAGAATGAGAAAGATATAGTCTAATCTTTAGTGAAAGCTAAAGGGCTTAATGCCAACACAGAGTAGCGTCTGTAGTTAAATACAAATGAAAGATCTACACAGAGTTTGAGCTGTTCATGGCAGGAAGAATTGATTGGGCTTCTTTTGTTCAGAAGATTTATGATGCTTATGACAGAATGATGAATGATATGCTGTACAAGGCTACTATTGATGCAGCTGCAGCTGTTACCCCGGCATCCACATTCACAGCAACAGGTAAACTTGATACAACTACAGTTGATCATCTGATCGAGGTTGTTGAGAACGTTGAGATGGCTACACAGGAACAGGCAACAATCGTAGGAACGAAGGTTGCTCTGTCCAAGCTGAGTAAGATCGTACCAGCTGAGTGGATTTCCAACGAGATGAAGCAGGAAAGACATCAGACAGGTGCTCTGGGACTTTGGGAAGGAATTCCTCTGCTTGAGATTAAGCAAGGATTTAAAGACAGAACTTATACAACTAAGGTTGCAAAGGATGACGTTCTGCTCATTATTCCGTCTGGGGACAACAAGTTCATCAAGGTATTTGATGAGGGTGATGCTCAGATTTATCAGGTTCAGGATTCTGCAACGAACATGGATATGACCATGACTTATGAGTATCAGCAGAAGATGGGTATTGCTACTGTTATGAATACTAAGATTGGTAGCTACACCATCACAGCTTAATTAGTAGCTATATAATTAAAATACTTGAAATAAATAGAGTAAGGGCATTTTACTGCCCCTACTCTATTTTAATACATGAAGAAAAGGAGTTTATTAATGGCAACAGTTGGAAATAAGAAAACAACTAAGGCTACGTCCACAAAGGCTGCTACTGTCAAGAAGACAGCTACAACAGCCAAGGCTAAGACAACTCCAGTTAAAAAGGTAGAAAAGGTTGAAGAAAAAGAGCCTACTATCTCTGCAAAGGATGTGACTTCTGCGGTTGCATCTGGTGTTGCAGCTGGTGTCGAGGCAGCTATGGAGAAAACGCACAAACAGAGTAATGACAGTGATCTTATTACTTGTTGTTCTGTTACATTTGGTAAGCTGATTGTCTCTGGAAAGTCATTTGATGATGTATATATTTTCTACAACTATGGAGATACATGCGAAATCTCTGTTAAGGATTTAAAGACCCTCAGATCGACTCGTTCCAGATTCTTGTTCGATCCAATGTTTATGATTGAAGATGAAGAGTTTCTTGAACAGCCTGAGTGGAGCAGATTAAAGAAACTTTATGATGAGCTGACTTATAAGGATGCTGTTGAAATCCTGAATCTGCCTAATGACAGATTTGAAAAGGCACTTGGTAATCTGCCTGATGGATTTATTAAGGCTATCCAGTCTGCTATTTCTACAGGACTGACTGATGGAACATTCGATTCAATTAATAAGGTGCGTATTTTTGACAGAGTTTGTGGAACTGACCTGAAATGCTTAATTGGTTAAAGGAGGTTTCATATGACAAAATACACACAGATTTTTAATGTATTCTTGTCTAAGATTGAAGACTCAGACCTCCCACAGCTTTCAGAAAATGATCAGATGCTCGAACTAAACACATGGCTTGATTCGGCTCTTGGTGAAATGGAAATCGAGGGTGTCAAGATTATGCATGACATTCACGACAGAGATTCCGTAAAAGGCATTTTTAATAACACACTGTCCGTTGGTGAAATTGAAGTCATTGCTAGGTATATGGTCATTGCATGGTATGATCGCAAGATCAATTCGTTAGAACATATTCTTCTCTTTGTTGGTACGAAGGAAGAAAAATTTACAAACCAGAAAGACCACTTAGCAGCGTTGAAAAACGCAAGACAAGGCTATAGACAGGAAGTTAGACGGATGATCGCAGAGTATGGTTTTAAAAATAACACCTATCTGCAGGAGGAAAAGTAAAAATGCAATATAAATATGGAGAATACACGCAAGAGCAAGTTCACGATTATAAGAAGAAACTGCACAGCCTTGTGCATTGGCTTCTTATTTATAAAGAACAGAAGAGCAACAATTTAGATAATTATTTTAACATTGTACAGAGTAAGCTTGATGGTTATGACGAATTAGTCAACCACCCTGATGTAATGGTTGAGATTATGAATCTTGTAGAGTCTGCCAGACTTGAGAGCAAGAAAGAAGATTACTCTCATAAATTATATCGAAGCTTAATTTTAGATACACACGATCTTATTGATAAGTTACCAGAAGTAGATCAGGCTGAATAATGGTGGTGATATATTATGCAGGATGTATTTATTCGCAGAATGCAAAAGAAGATCATACCTTCAACCAATGATTATAATCTGGCAAGTAGATTTATTTCCAACGCTAATATTATTGAGAATGCAACATTTACCAATGACCCTAACTGGCATGTTGGTATGTTGTACAATCAGATGTTAGAACCATTAAGGGAAGTAGATTTTAAGATTCAGAAAAATAAAAGTTACGATCCATCTCAGGACGTTGTTGACTATCTGTTTCAATTCAGACCGGGCTTTCATCCAGAACAGGAATTTAAATACCCTGATGGAAGAGAGAGGACTGGTTTCTATATTGATGTTGCTGATCCAGAAGACAGATCACATGTATGTAAATGGATAATTTATGGTAAAGATGAAAGACGCTCATTTGATAGATATGTAGGACTCCGATGCAATTGGGAGTTTGAATGGGTGGTATCAGAAGATCCAAGATCATATAAGAAAACCTATTATCATACACTTGGGATTTTAAGAGATTCGAGTAACGAAAACTCTACTGTGTGGAGAGATACGCTGACAGAGACAATGGCTCAACAGATTTATTTTGTTGTTCCAACTACTGATATTACAAGAACAATAGATTATAATTTAAGATTCATGCTTGGTGATAATCCATTGCATCCACGCACATTTAAAGTGACAAAGATATTTGATACCGCTCCTTTTGGTATTACAAAATTTGTTTTATCACAGTGCTTAAGAGAGCCACATAAAGATTTTAATGGAAGTTCGGAAGACTTAAAGCAATACAAATCATATATTGATGCTTCCATGCTACCTACTTTTGATGATTTATATGGTGGAGATTATCATCAAATTTGCGATGTTTTACGTGATAACACACAAGACTCAGCAGATACATATAGAAAAGATGAATCAAAAGAAACTAATATTGATAGCGGTTGGAAATTATCTGATGTTGGAGATAAATTATACATTAATGCTCAACCTGTAATTATCAAAGCAACAAACGCTAATAAAGATGCGGTATCACCAGAATGGCATATATACATTGATGGAAATGAATACCCATTTAAGGATGGCGAATTAAAAGAATATTTCGATATTACATTGAGTGACAATACATTATCCGTCCGAGTAATTAACTATGTTATGGCAGGGTATGTGTTGAAGGTATCAATTAAAGATCAAAATGGAAAGCTTTCTGACAGCGTAGAGTTGGAGGTTGTTAATTAATCATGGAGTTCAAGGAGAAAACATGTGATGTAGTCCTGTCCCCTACTATGGATGCGTATGTAAAGAATTCTTCTTCATTACATCCTGAAGGGAATTTTGACGAGATCACTAACATTAAATACAAAATTATGAAAATGCTTACCAGCGATGGTGATATTTTAAGAACACTGCACAACACTGAATTAGAGAAGTATGTACCTACTTTGTATGATCCTAAATATATGAACGATCCAAAGTTAGATAAACAGCATAATGGTGATGTATATATTGATACTAATGTATTCAATTTTTTACGTATTCCAGATATTGCGAGTGATGTAAAAACATATATTGGATTTGAAGTAGATGATGTTGAAATTCCTGATTTCAATACAAGCAGAATGACTAGAAACATTACATTTAGGACAGTTTCTTATAAAGAAGAAAGCAAGACTAAATACGGAATCAGAAGACAGGATTTGCTTGCTTTACTGATCCGCAATAAATTTAACTGGACTAATAAGTTTGGTCTTTCTGTTCATACAATTTGTAACGAAGGTAAACTTCTGGAGAGTGGCTATTACTACAGAGATATTATTCTGAACATGACAGCAACGAATGATACTTATGATAGTATCAATAATAGTGGAGTTGTTTAATGTCAGATGTTTTAAATGAAATAAGTAATACAAGTAATGCTAGTCCTACTGCTCCAGAATCACAATCACTATTTGAATACGACATGCTTCAGATGTATATGAATACGTCTGATTATCATGTGACAGATAAAATTACTATTCATCAGCCTACTATTGGTGAAATCACACAGTATGGTGAAAAGGATTTTTTTAGAATGACAGCTGCGCTGTGCGCCAATCCAACTTCTTTAAGGCTTGAGCTTTGGGATCTTGGAATTGATTGGAACAAGATTACTGAGTTTCAATTATTTACTATGGTTGCCCCACAATGGGAGCAGAAGCAGACTGAAATTCTATTTGGTGATCTTGATTTTCAAAAGTTTAAATTAACTACTAAAGAAAATAGTGATGATCTAGTAATGGTTTATTTGCCAGATATTTCTATTCAAATAGATGAATTGGTTTATTTACAGATTGTAGATTATTTAAGGTTTATGTTTAACATACATCCAAAGGTTGAAAGAGCGAAAGGTAAAACCACAAAAGAATTTATTATAGAGGGTGATCGCATGGATAAAGCTGCTCAAGAGCGGTTAGAGCGAATGCATCCTGAAAAAAGAGATAGTGGTGTTTTGTTTCGCCTGATTTCAAGTGCAGTTAACCATCCGGGCTTTAAGTATAAAAAAAATGAACTTATCGATGTTGGTATCGTTGAGTTCTTGGATAGTGTAAACAGACTCAGATTGTATGAACAATGCACTTCTGTTATGAAAGGTATTTACAGCGGGTTTGTAGACACGAAAGGAATGAATATACAGAAAGAAACAGACTGGACACAGGATATGTATTCTAGTGATTAGTCTGATTTTCTATATATAATTTACAAAATATTCTTGCTTTCTAAGCAAAACAAATTCTTTAACAAAGGAGGAAAACTATGAGCTTTAAGATTGATAATATCGTAATCGATCGTGTCCAGATGGCTATTGCTGAAGACACAACACCTGAGCATAATTTCCTGTACACTCTGACACAGCTGTCCGAGCCACAGATTGAGATTAACGCTGAGTCCACAGAAGCAAAGGATGCTAACGGAGTTCTGATCAGAAAGTTCTATAAGGGAAAGACTGGTACATTCACAGCTAACTCTGCCCTGATCGACTTCAACATTCTGGGAGCTACTACTGGTTCTGGTAAGGAAGTTGCATCTGATACAAAGAAGATGACAGTTCCGAAGATCATGTATGTAAAAGTTCCGACAGGAACGGCTGCACCGATCACTCTGCCAGATTCCACAGCTAACTCTGATGTTGTACTGAAGTCTCTGAAGGTTGCTTCTGTTGCAGGAAACGGAACAATGCTGACAAAGTACAAGCTTGGTGATGGTGGATTCCAGTTCTCCGAGGGCAAGCTGACTCTGCCTACTCTGTCTGATCAGGACAAGAAGGACGGAGCTACACGTTTCGTAATCAAGTATGACAGAGTTCTGTCTGACAACGCAGTTGCAGTTAAGAACCGTGCAGATAAGTATCCGAGCACAATCAGACTCACTCTGAAGTGCCTGTGCATTGACCCGTGCGATGCTGGTACTCTGAGAGCTGCTTACATTGTACTTCCGTCCTTCCAAGTTTCCCCGGAGACTACAGTTGAGATGAAGACAGATGCACAGCTGGCTTACAAGGGCGACCTTCAGGTTGACTACTGCTCTGACGAGAAGACTCTGTACGAGATTTACATGGCTGAAGACGATACTGAGGAAGAGTAATCCTAGTATTACTAAAAACATGTAACTAAATAAGTAATATGTTTAGGGGAGAGAGCTATCTCTTCCCTATTCTACTTAAACAGGGAGTTTATTAATGAAGAGAGTAAACAGAGAGTGTATTGTATGCGGAGAAAAATATGAGTATTGCGATACATGCGGTGCGCCTACAGAGGAGAAAACTGATCTCTGGAAAGCACTGTTTCATGATGAGAATTGCAAACATATTTACGAAGCATTAAGTGCACATATGGTTGGTACAAGATCCAATGAAGAAATTGTTTCTATGCTTTCCAAGTGCAATCTTGACTCTATTACTTTAAAGCCTACTATGCAGAGAGCTTATGAAGAAATTATGGAGATTGCTACTGCCCCTTCTAAGAAAGAAGCAGATAAGCATGAAGAGAAAGAAGAAACTTCTGAAGTAGAAACTAAAGTTGAAGAGCCAGAAGTAAAAAAAGAAACAGCTTCTAAAGAAGCAAAGACTGAAGATGTAACAGAAACTATTGATGTTACTGATACGAAAGCAACATCAAATAAGTCTAATGTATCTTCCAACAAATATGTGAATGGAAGAGATTCTTCCTTCCTTTATAAGTCTGGATTCAAAAGAAGCAGATAAGAAATAATGAATAGTGATTTTTAATTAGACTTTATGCGTAAAATATTTGATTCCAAAATATAGAGCTATGCAAATATCCTATTCAGATTTTGCATAGCTCTTTTTTTACGCATTTTAGTTTAAGTTATGTTGGATAAAATGGAGAATTTATATGAAAGAATCGATTACAAGTGAAACGACTGGTAAAACATATTGCCCCTCTGATTGTATTCGTTTGGTCAATATGAAACAGCTTGCTGCGTACATGGCATATGGGGTTGAACTTCAGGATATTTACGCAAGCAGAGATTTTAAAACAAATGTACCTATTCTCGTAGGAATTGTTAAGAGAGAAGACAGCAAACAGGCTTATGAGAAATGGTGCAATTATGAGCTTAAATAAACTTAACTATTTACATTAGTTTGAAACTTAGAACAACTGAAGTGATTTATGAATGGAGTGATTGTTTGATACTAGATTTAGACAGACCAGTATTACACCTGACATCCCCTATCCCAAGGACGGTAAATCATTATATGGGGATCAGAGTGGTTAAAAAAGGAAATAAAAGTATTCCAATGACGTATGTTACGCCAGAAGCTAAAAAGTACAAGTTGGAATTCATTCATTATATAAGAAAAGAAGTTAAGAAACAAGGTTGGGATAAGGTAAATAATAAGTATCGTCATCTATATATGGATGGCGTTTTTTATATGCCTAAAACCAATATGGACGCTGCTAACTGTGACAAAATCCTCTCAGATGCTATTACTGAATCAGGGGTAGTTTGGGATGATGATAGCGGTATTTTGTTCAGACCACAGAGAATTTATTATGATACGCAGAATCCTAGAATTGAATTAACAATTCATCCTGTTGAGTATTATGGGATCTTTGAGTCTAAGGAATCTGCTGAAAAGTTTGAACATAACTGTAGAAAATGCAAGAGATATATGCGTAATTGCAGTCTGCTTAGAAAAGCATTTGAATGCAGAATCTGTGAAGAAATCGATATGAATGGCGATGAGCCAGTATGTGAAAAGTTTAATCCAAAGGATAGTAAGGAGTAGTAATTATGGAAGAGAAGAATATGAATGTAAACGCAGTTGATGAAGAAGTTAAGGCAGTTGGGCAGGAGAATAATGATATGGAAGAAAATAAAGATATGCACGTAGAAGATATGGAAAGTAAAGAAGTAGCTGACGAGGTAGTTGAGAGTGATATTGCAGAACCAGAAGTAGATGAAGATAAGTACCCAGTAGAAGTATTCTGTAAGAAAGTTGAAATGATCATGAATGCTTGGAATGATCCTGAGACTACAGATGAAGAAAAAGAAAAGCTGAGTGACACTTATAATGAACTGATGGATGAGATTATTGAAAGAGAATATGTTCCAATTCAGTATAAGCATGAACTGCTTTCTTCCCTTCTTGAGTCTGCTATTACAGAAGATGATCATACACAGAGAATTGATGAATTTATGTATCGGTTTGAAATGAGAATGGCTGTTGTAGTTCTGTACACTAAGCTGAGTCTTAGCTTTACAAAAGATAATGGTACAGAAGCTACTCTATTTGATGTGTATGATCTTTTGAATGAACGTGGTCTTATTGATGCACTGATTGATTATATTGATGATAGTGAGATTCAGGAGCTGGATGACGTTGCTAAAGCTATTAAAGCTAATTTCTACGATGAGCATAATACACCAGAAGCAGTTTATTACAGGACATTAGATAATATTAAAGGATTTGGAGAGAATTTACTTGGTATTTTAGATGCAGTTCTTTCTGCAAATCCAGAACAGGTAATTTCTGTGCTTGATTCTATTAAAGAATCGTTCGTTGAGTATGTAAATGAAAATAAAGATGAAAAAGAAAGTAGTAAAACTTCCGAATCCGATGAGGATGATAATACAGATGATAAAGAAGAAGTAGCAACTACAGAAGAAACGACAGAAGAAAAGTAGTTTAAAGGGTAGGTTCTCACCTGCCCTTCTTTTTTATATAGAAGTTAGGAGGGCGTTATGGGAACAAAATATGTAAAACCTTCAAAACTCAATCAGAATAAAGATTATACATCGAATGAAATATTAAATGATAATCTTAATAGGTTTTATCTAGGGGACGCTAAACATGAATATACTTTAACTAAAAAATATAAAAACGAACATCTTCAAAAGGTAAATAAGTATATAGAAATGTATAGTCCTAAAATTCCTAGAGGGGTTATAGTTCAATATACTCAAAAATTTGAAATTGAATCGTCTACCGATGTAATGTTAAAATATTTTGAAAAAATATTTGCTAATGACTCTAAATTATATAATAAATTGCCAGATATAGCTAAAAAAGCATGGGCTAAATCAGAGGCTGCATGGGAAAAAGCAGTTGAAAGAGCGATGTATGATATTTATAGAGATATAATGAATATGGTTAGAACTGGCTTAACGGAATATTACGCTCAGTATTCTCCAAGAGTATATAAAAGAACTGGAAGTCAAATGGGAAGTATTAGTGTGTCTATTTCTGGTAGTGGAATTAATACGAATATTGATGTTTCATATCCGGGTGGTGGTGGATATCCAAGAATCCCCGGTGTAGTAGAAACTGAATTTATTGTAAAAAACGGATGGAGAGCACTTGGCCCGCATTCAAGAAATGGCGGGTATCCACAAACGTGGTCTTTCTCATATTCAAGCTCTATATTGGGAGCTTATATATCAAATACAATATATGGGACAATGGAATCTATACAAAATAATTTTGGAGAAATAATAAAAGAAAGAGCAAATAAATATTATGCAATTTATTATAATATGGATTGAATTTTAAGGAGGATATTATGGCACTTAAAGGACAGCATTTTTCAGGAAAATCTGCGGGGGATAAAGATGAAGTAGTAAGAGAAGAAGGCTTAAAACGTAATTTAGAGGCAATTAATAAAGCACTTGGATTAAGCGAAGAAGGGGCAACTAATGCGCAAGAAAAGGTCGAATCTGAATTTACTGCGAATATTGCGGATAATGAAACTGTATTAAGAGAAGGTGTATTAAGTGCAAAAGTTATGGGCACGGGTAAAGCATCCGGGTCTGCTACCAAAATAAATACACAAACTGAAAGTTGGGGATCAGCTTTTGGTAAAGAGGCTTCTGCAGCGGCAAAAAATATTGATGAAGCTGGGAATGCAATTGCCAATGCATTAAAAAATGTAGCATCAACAGTTAGCAGTTCTACAGCTAGTATGGGAAATACCTTAAAAGATGCTATTGCACGTGGCATGGGTAGTGCAGATAGTGCTATTAAAGCTATGACCATTGATGGTGTTACGAGTTCTGATTACTTAGCTAAAAGAAAAGAACTTTATGAAAATGCTCAAAATAAATTAGGTCGTGAATTAACAAATAAAGAAAAAGCACAGCTTGGTAAACAGTTAGATCAATTTGCTGCGTTGTCAATTAGAGATAAACAGTTAACAGGTTCTATAGGAGATAAGAATCGTAGAAAAACGTTATCTTTACAAGAAGGACAAATATATGCTAGAGATGAGATAGAACGGAAAAAGGTTAGAAGTGAAATGGCTAATTTATTTCCTTCTGTTAAAGATTTTCTTACTCCAGAGGATAAAAGAGCATATGGAAATAAAAAATTATATGCGCAAATTGCCGATTCAGAATTTGGTACTGTAATTGACAACCTTATGAATTCCCTTACGGGTGTTATTAAAAAAGGTGTAAAAAGGAATTTAAAAAAACAAGCTAGTAAAATAGAAGAAGTAAGTAAAGAAAATGGAGAAATTATTACTAAAGCATATGAAGATGCTGTTAATAATAATGGCTCTAATGGTGCTAAAATAAAAATTGTAAATCAAGATGCAATAGATAAAGTTAACGGTACATATAGTTATAGATATGGTGTTCCTGACTCTACACTTACCAGTGGAAGTCTTTTATTTGATCTTTATGGCAAACATAAAAATAGTAACAATAAAAGTGTAAAGTTCACTAATAAAATATTAAGTGGAGAAAAAAGATATTTAGGTACTGGTCAGAATAATGCAGAATTTATTGTTGGCTTTGTTGACAAATTAATTGAACAAAATAAAATAAAAGATAAATATACTAAAAAATATGGCGATTCATTTAAAACAGATAATGACTTATGGGATAAATATAAAGCAGAACGTAATTCTGTAATGACATTTTCAGAGAAGCTTAGAGGTGAAAGTTATTTGCAAAGACTTATCTCTGAATCCCCTATATATTACGATATATTAGAAAATTCTTTTAAAAAGTTTAATGCACCAATGGATTATTTTGATCCATTTTTGTCCGTCAAAAAATTAGAAGCAAGCGAGGGAGTTCAGGGAATTGGTGATTCTTTATTTCAAGATTTTTGGTTAGAAATAAAAAATCAGCAAGGCAAAAAAACTAAAGAACAAACTGAACCTCAAGAAACTTCCAATAAAGCTAAAGATACAGCAAAACAAGCAACAAAATCTAAAAAAGAAGCCGACCAAGCTGAAGCTGAAGCTGATAAAGCGGAAATTAAAAACAACAACGAAAGAAAAGCGGTTGCTAAAGAAAGAAAGCAAACTGCTGAAAACAAGTCTAAAGGAAACAAGACAAAGAAAGATGAGCAAAGTGAAGAAGAACAGCTGAATATGTTTGCTCAATTGCGGGACGAGCAATTAAGAAAGACATCTGAGTCAGAACCCCTTACTACATCTGAAAAGAAAGAAAAACGCTCATCAAATAAAAAAGATACTACTTCAGAAGAAACAAAACAAGACGCTGGAGATTTAAAGAATTCAACAGAAGCCCATAAAGAGCATACAAAAGCTGCCGAAGAAAATGTAAAGGCCGCTGAGAAAGATGCACAAGCTACTGAGAAAGCCAATGAAGCGGAAAAGAAAGCTGCTAAAGCAAGAAATGAAAACAATAATAAAGCAAAAAGGGATACAGATAAAGTTGCTAATGAAGAATCTGTGAGTGTTGGAATAGATAAAGATGGAAATTTAATTGTGTCTGGAACACAAACTTTCTATTCTGAAAATGGAAAAAGAAAAGAATATATTGATGGTAATGGTAATATAAACAGGACTACTGAACAACGTATTACTCCCAAAGAAGCTGACCTTCGTGTGTTAGAGCAAACCAGTAAGAATACTGATTCTTACCTTAAACAGAAAGCTAGTTTTATTAAACAAGGTAAAACTGATACATTAGAATACAAAACGGCAGTTAAAAAGCAATCAGATGAATTAAAGAAAGCTAAAACGGCAGAAGACAATTTAATAAGCAATTGGGATAAATTAACCGATAATGACAAGAAAAGATTTGATTCTTCTAGAAAAACAACTTATCGTGGAAGCAGTTCTGCCCGTAACAAAGTCAGAGATGCTTGGAATTCTAAGGCTGATAAAGAAGCTATGACAAAAGCCAAGGCTGGCATTACTGATTTAAAGAAGATTATTAAAAATCACGAGAAAGCTTATAACGAGTACGATAAGCTTCGTGAAAGACAGTCTAAACAAGACAAAGGTATAGGAACAGCACAGAACTGGGAGAAGTTAATTGCCGATGCTCGGAAGAGAACTGAACTTTCAAAGGAAGTTCTTAAGAATGCTGCCCTTCAGCAAGAAGCAAATGCTAAATACTTTACTACAGATCAGAACAGAATTTATCAAAAGGCACGTAACTTATCTGGACTTAACGGAGAAAAACACACATTAGATGCTCGGAAGGAAACGGATGAGATTAGAAAACAGAGAGATATTCTTAAAGAATATTACAATACTCTCAGAGAAGCTGAAGCTGCTAAAAAAGGATATGCTAGTAATTATGCAAAGGATAAAAACAGTTTCCTCACCAAGGGATATTATGAAGGTGCTTTAGCAAAAGAGTCTGAAGTAGCTAAACTTCGTGAGAAAGCATTAAATGCAGGTATTTCTGAAGAGCGTTTAGGCAAAGTGCAAAGTGCTGCTATTAAAGGCTCTGGTGAAGGTCTGAAAAATAATGTTCAATCTTATGCAGATAAGCTTATCTCCTATCTTGAAAAAGAAGAACAGAAACTAGAAAGAGCTGGCAAACTTGGTAATACACTTAAGGAAAAATATGCCAAAATAAAAAGTGATTTAGTTCAGGCTGCAAATATCAATTCTACGGGATTAAACGCCAAATCTTTAAGCAATAATTTTGAAGATTTAGATAAGATATTCAATAGTGGTCTTGAAACTATTAATGCAACTCAGCGTACAAATAACTTTGAAGTTAATGCTCGTAATATTGAGCAGATGTACAAGAGAATCGAAGAAGCAAGAAAAAGTGCTGAAATAATTCCAGAATTGTCTGGTACAACTGGAAAAGACGTTATCTCAGAAAAATATGGTGGCGGTCTAGACAAAACAGTTACTCTTCTTCACGAAAAGATTGCTTCATTAAAAACCGCTCAAGAAGAATTAAACAATATGCAGCTTACTGGAGCAAGAGTAACTGGAGATGATGCTCTTGCCAAAAAAGAGGCGGAAATTGAAAGATTAAAATCTGAAATAGCAAGCCTCTCCCCTACTGTTGAAAAACTTCAATCATTAATGTCTGGTGGGGGCGGTTTAAGCACTGGCATTGCAGTAAATAATATGGATGAGCTTGTAAAAGCCACCAGAGAATATGCTGAAGCATTAGATTATGTTAATGTTAAATCTGAACAAGTAAATACGCATACAAAATCTGTAAATGCTACTTATTCCGATCAAGCGGGCAATCTGTATAAAATTTCTACATCGATGGATACTAACAACCGTCAGATGAAGATTAATAATGAGTCTATGGAGCAAAGGCAATCTGCTCTTAAGAATCTTGCTAGTTCAAGCTGGGACTTCTTTAAGATGTACTTTAGTGCATACACTGTAGTTCCTGCTGTCATGGATAAGTTTAAGCAAGGATTTGAAGATTTCTCTCAATACCAAAAGGCTCTTACAAATATTTCCTATACAATGAACTTAAACAAAAAAGGTTTAAGTCAGTTAGGACAATCTGCTGTATCTGATGCTAAAAAGATTGGTACTTCTGTAGAAAATATGACTGGTGTATACCAAATTTATTCTAATATGCAGGAGACTACCCCATCAATTTCCAGAAAAGCTAAAGCTACTGGTATCCTTGCTAACTTAAGTGGTGAGGACGCACAGACAGCAGCTGACCAGATTCAGGGTGTTATCCAACAGTTTGGAATGAAGGACACCTCTAAGAATGTAATGCATGTTGTTGATGCATTAGATAAAATTTCTGCCAATGTTCCGATTGACTACGGCAAATTTATTTTACCGCTCATGCTAGAGATAGCATGATGATCTCAAACCAAAATCGGTGAAGACTAAACGCACGGCGCATGTTAATACCGAGGTAATATAGTTAAGTAAAATTAGCTATACACCGTAACGCATACGATTTGAAACTATATAAATAATATATAGAATAAAATAATCGCACGAGTGGTTTGTACAAATAGGTATAGCCTATTTGGAGAATACTAGTCACATTCTTCCCTAACGTTAAACGAGGGTAAAAATATATGCTAGACTGGTCTGAATTAACAGACGTATCACAGAAAATGTGTATGGAGGAAACTCCCAGAATTATAGGATAAAAAGCCTATAAGATAATAATATCGAAAGGTATACAAATCATGACTGACGCAGTTCAGAAAGCTGGAGCTGTTGCGAAGGATTCTGGAATGTCATACGAACAGTTGATGGCTATCACAGCTAGTGTATCTGCTCGTACTCGTCAGGATGGTAGCGAAATCGGAAACGCTATGAAAACGATCCTTACTCGTATTGGTAAGGCATCTAAGTTGTCAGCTTCTGGGGAAGTAGATAATGCTACCCTTTCAGATGCATCTAAGGCACTTAACAACGTAGGAATTGACGTATATAAGCCGAATGGTCAGTTCAGAAATATTAATACCATTCTTGGTGAACTTTCTCAGAGATGGGGGTCTTTAACTGATGCTCAGAAGAGACAAATTTCATTTGCTATTGCTGCCACAAGACAGACAAACGTATTATCAGCAATTCTTGAAACCTATTCTCAATCTACCAAGTTAGCTACTGAAGCTACTAATGCACATGGCAATGCCATGAAGAACAATGAAAAATGGATGGATTCCTCTGCGGGAAAAATTCAGTCTGTTAAGACTAATCTGTCAGATTTCTGGATTCACTTCTATAACAGCAATGTAATTAAAGGTGTATTAAATCTTACTAAAGGGTTTACCACTTTATTCTCTACTATTTCACATATTCCTGGTATTGGCGGTGGATTGTCAGGCGGTTTACTTGCTGCGTTTGGAATTAACAGATTTCTTAGAGGTAAACAAGCATTCCAAAACTTTAAGAATCTTAGGACAAAGGAAGGTGCGGGCTGGACTAGTGCTGTATTTCAATCTTTGTTTGGATTACATAATTATACAGATAAAAGCGAATATAAAAATAGTATGCTCCGCAATGATGTTAACAGATTCCAAAAGATTTGGGATGGTGTTAATAAGACTTTATTTAGCGGAGATCTTATTGCATCTTTAAAAAATAAATTCAGTAAGGCTAAAGAGCAATTTGCTCTTGGCAGAGAGGGTGCTGCAGCGGGCTATAAAAATGCTGATGAATTTTTAAATGCCAGATACACCGCAAGGACTAAAGATTATATTAGGAACGGAGTTAGGCTTGGAGATGTGTATGACAAATTATCTCAAGAAGAGATAAAAGCTGCACGTTTAAAAGAAGGTAATGCATCTGATGCAGCAAATTTAGCACTTAATGCAGGAATGCTTGCGGGAAATCTTAAAACTGGATTTAAAGAAACAGTTCTTCCGAATCTAATAAAATTTATTAAAAATCCTGTTGGTATTGGAGCAATAGCAGCTGCAGTTACTTACGGAGCATTAAGGATTGCAACGTATGCAGCTCATTCAATTAATCGTAAATATGATGGAGCTGCAAAAAAAATAAAAGAATACGAACGTGACGAGGATAAAGCACAATTAAATGTAGATAAATTAAAAGCTCAAAGAGCAAGGCACGGTACTCTTAATGCTGCTGACCAATCTACACTTGAAATGTACCAAGCTAGAGTTAAATTTGCCAAACAACAGCAAAAGGTTCAAAAGCAGATTCAGGCAAGCAATGTTGAAGGGTCTTTTAAAGTTAAAACAAAAGGCTCTGGAATGACTTGGGACGATAAAGCTGCTTTCAATGGTATTGCTGGTGTTGGCGGTTCGACTGGATTAGCTGGAATTACAGAAGCATATTCCCAAGTTGAAAAATATTTACGTGAATATAAAGCAAAAAATAGCAAACTTGGCTTTACAGATTTTATGAAAAGGTCATCCGCACAGATGGAAGCCTTGATGAAGTTTAGAGATAAAGTTAGACAGTATGACAAGCAAGGATTAAGAGTTTCTAGTCAGGATAAACAACTTGCTAACCAAATTGATACTCTTGCTAATTCTTGGAACAAAGTTGCCATTGCTCAGTCTAAAGCTAGCTCTGGAATGGCTAAATATAATAATACTATTAATTCTGTAACAAAGAAAATGTCAAGTTGGCAGGATTATATTAACTCTGCCCCGGCAGTTCTTGATTCAATGAATAAAGTCATTAAAGGTGCTAATGATAATGGAGCAAGCCTTAAAAGTTTCCAAGATACAATTAAGACTGTTCTTACAAATTCGGCTGATACAAAGCAAGGTACAGATCAATTCTGGACAGCTGCTGAGACAATGTTTACTAAGAAGCAACTTATTAGAAATGGTTATGACTATACCAAGACAAGAGCTATGATGCAGCAAGAGCAGAAGTTCGCTGCTAAATCTGCAAGTGGTGCATATTCCTTCTTACAATATCTGAATCAGAATAAATCTGCAATTGGAAAAGCTACTGCAAAATCTAAAGGTGGACAAGTTACTATTACGCAAGATAGCAGTGGAATTCATGTTAGTGGATTAAATACTAAAAATATTGGTGCTGTTGGCAATGCAATTGGATATAGTAAAGATTTGATGAACTTATTTGAAGATAATCTTCAAAGATATGCTCCAATGGCACTTACATATACTAAGCAAGCATTAGATAAGGTTGCTCCTAAGATTGCGGGTTCAATGGAGAATACCGTATGGAAAGGCTCTAATAAAAAAGCCGACAAGAAATGGTTGAAAGCAAATGGTAGTAGTAAAAATCCTTATGCTGATACTACTGATCTTTATACTGATTCATTACAATGGTATAAAAAAGGTGGACAACGTAGTTTAGTTAGAAAGACATTTAAGGGATTCAACTTTAAAGAACTTGCTGACAATGTAAGTAAAGCCTCTAACAAATATAATGCTAAGAACTTAATTGGATATTCTAAGAGTAGATATGGTGCTACAAATAAAACTGCTCCTGTGTTCTCCGATGCTAAAGCTAAGTCAATGGAACTTAATATTGCTCAATTAGCAAGAGAGGGAAAAGCAAAAGGATTAACTAAATCTGAAACAATTCAGGCTATTAGGTCTTTAAAGCAAGGTACTAAAGCTGCTACAGGGAAAGATGTTGGATATTATGGTAAAACAAAAGAAAATGGTAAAACCGTAACAGATTCTAATCTTTCTGCTAAAGAAATGAAGAGTATCGTTAAAAAGGCTTATGGTGATCCCGATTCTAATAAAAAGAGTAAGGTTAACATCTCTGCTAAATCCGTCTATGTAAACGGCAAAAAAGTAAAAGACCCTAAAGATGATGACAGTAAGCATCCTAAGAAGCACCCTGATAAAGATACAAAAGATACTAAAGATACTAAAAAACATCAAGATAAAAACGGAACTAAGGGTTCTGGAAGTGGCTCTGGCGGGAAAGGCGGTGGTCACGGAAGTCGTGGTAGTTCAAGTTCAGGTGGCGGTCGAAGCTCTAGTTCTGGTTCTGGTGGTGGTCATGGTGGATCAAGTAGTCGTGGAAGTCATACTAGTTCAAGTTCAAGTAGCCATGGCAGCCACAGTAGTTCAAGTAGTAATGGTAATGGTCGTGGAAGTAAGAAAAATATTATTTCTAAATCTGCATTGCAGAACAGCTTGAACGGAACTTCTACTAGTCATGCTAATGTTGGCAAAGGAATCAATTGGGACAAAGTTGGAAAGAGTATCGAAAGCGCAAATAAAAAAGTTAATAAATGGTTCAAAACTGGTGACACTAGCAATGGTGGAACAAAAGGCAAGCATATATTAAATCCTTTAGCTCCTATTGATAAACATCCAGAAGTTCATTATAAGGGAAACAAGGTAATTCCTAATTATAAAGGAGCTACAAATCAAGATCCAATTTCTAAAGTATTAGGTAAAACCTCTAAAAATGTAAAAAACAGTTTAGCAGATTCATTTGCATCCTCGGATTTGTGGCGTAAATCAACAATTATAGCTAATTCAGATGCATTTACAGGACTTGGGAAACTCCCATCAGGCGGTGGTCTTTTCCCACATTCAAATAAAACTAAAACTGCTAAAAGCATAAAAAACAGTTTAGCAGATTCATTTGCATCTTCTTTTTTATGGCGTCAATCTACAATTGCTAAAAATGCATTATCTACATTACCTAGTCGTGGTAAAAATGCATTATCTACATTACCTAGTCGTGGTAAAAATGCATTATCTGCATTGTCTAATTCAGGTAAAAACTTACTTGGAACATTATTCCCAGCATGGAAATCTTCAGCATTTAAAGCTGATAGAGGGGAAAATCTTTTTAGCCGATTAGCAAAAGGGGCGAATATAGCTTTTAGAGGGGGAAAATCTGTTCTTGGTAAAATAGGTTCTGGAATTGCCAATGAAACTTCACTGTTTGAAGCAATGAAAGCAGGTACAGCCTCTTCAAAACAAATAAAACAGGGTTGGCTTCATCAACTAGCTTCAAAAGGGAAAGGTCTATTAGGTAAAGGCAAAGATTGGTTACTTGATGGTTTTTCTATGAGTGCAGTTTATGGTGCAACTAAAAAAGGTTCAAGTAAATCGTCAAAAGATAACAAATCAAAAGTAAAAGTTGATGCCGACACAAAGTCATTATCTTCTGCTTTAAGAAAAGTTAAAGCTAAAATTAAAAGTCTTGGTAAAGGTAAAGCTGGCAAGATAAAGATTAAAGCAGATACAAAAGGTGTAGAATCACCTCTCAAAAAACTTAAATCTACTTTAAACAAATTTAAGAAAACAAAGAAAATTAAAGTATCAGCTAATGTAACTGGTAAGAAAAAGATTACATCACTTAAGTCCGCTCTTAAGAGTATTAAATCTAAGAAAGCGCATATTAAAGTTACTGGTGGCGAAAGTGCATCTAAGCAAGCAAGATCTGTTAAAAGTGCATTAAAAAAGATTCCTGCATCAAAGAAAACTAAAGTTTCTGCTCCGGGTGCAACACAATCAGCAAAGCAAATTAATGCGCATGTTTCCGCTGCAAAGAAAATTCCACCATCAAAGAAAACTAAAGTATCCGCTCCGGGTGCAAGTAAAGCAGCTTCTGATTTAAAGTCTGTAGCTAACGCCTCTAAGAATATTAAAACAAATATTCAAATTAATGTCACTGTTAGTAAGCATAAGAAGGCTCATGGTGGACTCGTAACTAATGACGAGCTTACTACTACAGGAGAACTTGGTAAAGAGCTTGTACGTACTCCTGAAGGACACTTCTACACTGTAGGTAATAAAGGTCGTGAGGATGTTCCACTTTCTAAGGGAAGTTACGTATTTACAGCTGCACAGACATCAAAGATTTTACGTGGTAAGAGTTATATTACAAAGAATAATCAGTTAACCACAGATAAAACAAAAGGTATCTCCCCTACTCTCACCAATATTTATGATGCAAAAGCATCTGGTGGTGAAGCTAAAGCAGGATATTCTCTTGTTGGTGAGGAAGGTGCTGAATTAATTAAATCTGGAGATCGTGCTTATCTTGTTGGTAAGAATGGCGCAGAACTCACCTATTTAAATAAGGGAGATTATGTATATACAGCAGATGAGACTAAGAGGATCATGAATGGTCGTTCTACTAAAACTGATATCTTAAATGATATTATGTCTCGCGCTGGCGGTACTTCAGGTGATAAACTTAAAGATGGTGGTTATTACACTGTAAAAGTTGTTAGGTCAGCTGCTCATCCTATTGGAACTGGAGATCAAGGAATGAGTGCTGCAGATGTTAAAAAGGCAAATGCTAAGAAAGCATCTAGCAAGTCTAACAAGAAATCCTCAAAGAAATCTTCTAAGAAATCTTCTAAGAGATCATCTAAAAAATCTAGCAAGAAATCCAGTAAGAAGTCTGGTAAAAAGTCTTCCTCTAAAAAGAGTAAAGATTCCGAGCCAACAAAATTTGACTGGATTGAAAGAGCGGTAGCAAAGATTGAGCATGTACTCAATATTATTGATAAGCACGTTGAAAGCATTCATCGTACTTGGGGTGACAGAGAAAAATCTCTCGACCATCAGATTAAGACACTTAATGAAGAACTTAATCTTCAAAAGAAAGCTGCGAAGTGGTATAAAGCTAAAGCTGTTGGAACAAAGAAGCAAAAGACTAAGAAAGTCAGAGTAAAGAAGAATGGCAAGTATGTAACTAAGACAGTAAAAGTTATTAAAGGTCAAACCAAAAAAGTTAAAGTACCAAAGAAGAAGAATGGCAAGATTGTCAGAGATAAGAAAGGCAAAATTGTATATACCACAAAGAACGTACCTGTATACGAATACAAAATGGTTCCAAAGAGGTACAAGTCTGGTAAGAAGAAAGGTAAAGTTGTCAAGAAGAATGGCAAGACTGTCTACACAGTAAAGAAAGTACAGAAAAAAGTACCTGTATATACATATAAAGGTGGTGTTACCTATAAGAAAGGTAAAACCAAAGTTAGACTTGACAAGAAATGGCAACAGCTTGTAATTAACGGAGCTATCAAATCTATCTCTAAGAGTGGAAAGATTAAATACATTAAAGGAGATAAGATTCAATCTGTTAAAGATGAAAATCTTGCAAAAGCTATTCAGGACTTCCAAGATTACTATGATAAATATCGTGAAGCAAAAGAGAAAGCGGAAGAGCTTAAAGTACAAAAGCTCGATGCGTTTAAACAAAAATTCGATAATGTAGTTTCTGATTATCAGAACAGACAAAGTATTATTGAACATAAAGCTACTATGGCTTCTAAACAGAATGATATTCTTCAAACCAGAGGAAGAATGATGACAGCAGCAAATTATACTGCTATTAAAGAAGCTAATGAAGCAAAGCTTGCATCTGAAGTTGAAGAACAAAAGAAACTTCAAAAGAAGATGCACGACTATCTTAAGAATGGTGGCAAGAAGAATTCTCAAGCATGGCAGGAAATGACCATCTCAATGAATGAGAATCTTGAAGCACAGCTTGACACCAAGAATGAGATTGCGCAAGCAAGCAAAAATATTCTTGAGGCTCAATGGAAGAACTTCGATAAACTACAGGAGTTATATAATGTAATTCCGAATGAGATGCAGTTCCTTGTAGATAATCTCACTAAAGATGGATTATATTATGAGTTAGATCATTACTATGATTCTGATATTGCTCAAGGAAGAAATGTGTCTGAGCAGATGCATGAGTATGCTAATATTGGTAAGTTAAATAACAATGGTATCGCTGCCGGAGGATTAAGACTTGCTAAGTATGAAGCTTATATTGCACAGGCAAAGAGTTATCAGAAAGAAGTTGAAAAGCTTAAAGAAGAAATTGCTGCAGATCCGTATGATCTCGACATCAGAGCGCAGTATAATACATATCTTGAAGCTTATCAATCAGCAGTCAATAGTGCTAATGAAGAAAAAGAAGCAATCAAGAGCTTAATTTCTGATGGATATCAGAAGCAATTAGATGCTATCAATAAGATTATTAGTGCTCGTAAAGAATCTCTCCAAGCAGAAAAGGATCTGTATGACTATGAACAGTCTATGCAGGATAAGCAGAAGAGCATTAATAGCTATAAGAAGCAGTTACTTGCACTTCAGGGAGATAACTCAGAAGAGGCTCAAGCGCGAAGACAGATTATCCAAAAGAATCTTGACGATGCCAAGAAAGATATGAAAAGTACTCAGATGGATAGACTCGTATCCGATCAAGGTGCTATGCTTGACCAGCTTTATACCAGACTTCAAGAGCTTACTGAAAAGATTTCTAATGATACTGATCGCTCTATTGAAGAACTTAAAACTCAAGTGAGAGGTGGAGCTTCTACTATTAAAGATACAATTAGTTCTGAGACAGAAAAATGGGGATATAAAGTATCTGATGACACACAAAAGATCATCGATCAACTTAGTGTATCTGGTAATATTTCTGATACTATTGGAACAATTAAAGAAAACCAGACTGGAATTGAAGGTACACTTGAGCAGATTCTTCAAACTCTTATGGATTACATTGAAGCTAAAGGAGACAAACAATATACTGGATGGGAAGAACTTAAGTCAAAGCTGTATGATAAAAATGGAAATCTTCTTAAGAGATATTCTACGGACAAGCATGGATATAAAGATATTACTAAAGAGATTGAGAAGCTTGAACAACTTATTAAAGAAAAAGGTTGGACAGCTAAAGAAACTCAAGAACAATATGCTACAGTACAAAAGCTTGTTGGTGAGGATGATAGTAATTATAACTCTCGTGTTAAAGCAAGACAGCGTACAAACAAGCATCTTAGTGACCTGAAGAAGACAGAAGATTCTATTAAAAAGAAGATTAGTTCTGCTAATGATAAACTTGGAGAGCTTAAGAAAGAAAGAAGGCATGCTAAGACATCTTCTGAAAAGAAGAAACTCGATAAAGAAATTGCAGCTGAACGTAAGAAGAGAGATAAGTATAAAGAGCAATATGAGAAAGCTAAGAATGAGTATAATAAGCTGAATAATCTTATGAAACAAGGGGGAGAGCCAGCAATGGACTACATTGATGATGTTCAGGCTGGTAAAACCAAGTGGCAAAAGGCTGATATCAAGCGTGGAGAAAAAGCTGTAGACACTCACCTGAAGAATCTCAGAAAAGATAAGAAAGCTGACCAAAAGGTTCTTAAGAAGCAAGAAAACGATCTTGTTAATATCAATAAACTTATTAGTAAATCACATGGTGATGCCAAGAAGAACCTGCAAAAGCAGAGAACCGAGATCACTAAGAACATTCAGGACTTACAGAAGTCTATTGACTCCAAAACTGTAGAGATTAACAATATTGTTAATATGCAGATGGAAGGTGGACAAGGCTGGATGGATTATGTTCAGGACGCTGCTGATGGTAAACAAAAGTGGCAGACAAATCCTACTGGATCTGATAAGAAGACATCTTCCAGCTCTTCTAATAAATCTTCCTCTTCCTCTTGGAAAGCTCCATCAGTGCTTAAAGGATTTGACCACGGTAAAACTAACAAGAAATATAAAAACGCTACAACAGCGCACGATATGCTTAGATATCGTGGATATGATGTAAGTGGTAGTGACAGTGACTTCAAGGCAATCTTTAAAAAGATTTTCGGTCGTACATGGAAAGGTACTGCAAAAGATACTAAGGATTATAGAAATTGGTTAAAGAAACACGGTTTCGCTCAAGGTGGAACTATCGGTGATCTCATTAAGGGAACTGGTGAAGATGGATTTGTACTTGCCAGAACAGGAGAAGAAGTCCTCTCTATTCCTAAACTGAAGCTTGCCGATGAAATGGTTTCTAAGTTAATCAATGCCAGTGTTGCCACACCTCATGTTGCAACAAATACAAATACAACAACACCTGTTGGTAATATAACATTCACTATTGAAGAAATGAATCTTCCGAATGTTAAGGATAGTAAGGACTTTGCCAATAATCTTATTGGTGTCCTCAAAGATGATACTAGGATTCAAAAGGCTATCCGTTCTGTATCTATTGATATGGTTGGCGGTGGAAATACCTTCGGTGTAAGGCGTTTCTAGTTTTATTAATGGAGAGAGATATATAGAGATATATGTCTCTCCCCTACCCTTATTGACGAAAGGAGTGAGTTATGCATGGAGTGGGAATGCCACCGGATCATCTGGCAAGAGCGTTAAGAGATATCTCTCTTTACGATTTCTTAGCAGCTATGGTCTTTATTATTGGAGTTGTAGCCTATGTAAGTTCTAAGCTTCATAAGCTGTTGGAAAGTTACAGGAAAGCAATAAATGAATTTGAGGAACACAACGCAGAAATCAAGAAACACTCTAAAGCTATTTCTAAATTAAAAATGGAAGATGACACAATTCACAGTGACATATCTAAACTTAGTGGAAATGTTGAAGTTCTTAGACAGATGCTTATAGGAATGCAAAAGAAAAATGATGATTGTGAACGAGCGAGGTTGAAGAACGAGATTAGTAAAGCCTACCAACGATTTCATAAAGTAAGAAAATGGTCTTCAATGGAAAAAGAAGCTATGGAAGACTTAATCGAACAATACGAAGCGTGTGGCGGTATGAATAGTTTTGTTCATAAAAAAGTTCAGGTTGAAATGTACACTTGGGAAGTTACAGATGATATTGTTGAATAATTTATATTCTGCAATGAATTTTATAAAGGAGCAAGAGGATGGACTTTAATTCTATATTCAATAGAGAGAAAGAAATTCAAGCAAATAGAAATAAAGGCTCAGAAAAATATTTAAGCGAAGATAAATCTTCACAGGTAAAAGAACCTGTTGAAAATATTAATTTGGTTGATTCTCAATATAATGAGCCAGAAACTAAATCACTAGAGCAGAAGCTTGTTGACAGCTTGGTTGCAGAGCGTGATGAGATTAAAAGTAAGTATACTAAGTTAGTTGAGTCTCTGGATTTACATACAGAGGCACAAGACGAACTGAATGACAAGTGCTTTGAAATTTTAGAAGCATGGAGAGAATGTCAAAAGATATATGATGAGGGACTTCAATCTATTGTTGAGGTACGAACCAAATACCAATCTCTTTGCGATGAGATGGAAGAATTAAAAAAAGAATACAAGAAGAAAATGGATAAATTATTGAAGGACGCAAAACATGAATTGCGTCATTAATTTATTTTGAAGCTTATTTTTATATACAAGGATTTTATAGAATACAAGGATTATAAGGAACACTTAATTATTTTGAAGAAAGGGGCGTTATATGCAAGTCAAAGACATAATTTATGACGGTCAGAAATTCTCTGATTATGGTCTGTTAAATGTTTATGTGTCCTTATCAGAGGAGCTTACCCCTGATATTGGTAATAAGTTAGAACTCACTAAAGTTAAAGCTGCCGATGCGGATGTTTACCATATTGTAAATGCGCAGTATCAGGATGTAGTTCAGTTTCAGATTGAAGCTACCAGAATCAACTGCGAATACATTAATAATTATGAAATGACTGGTAAAGAAATTAATGATTTCCTCTTCTGGCTTAACAGAAAAGAACCACATAAGTTTCAGGTTATTTACGACAAAGATGGATTCGATGATATTTACTATATGGGCACATTCACTGAATTCAAGCCTATTAAGGTAGGAGCTGCATTAGTTGGTTTTAACTGTACTTTTACTGCCAATGCCCCTTTCGCTTTCCACGAACCTGTTACCTTCACAAATTATAAAATTAAGGTGGATAATACAGGGAAAATTGTTAAAGATGCGAACGGTAATATTGAGCATGATAGAAGCAAGGAATTCCGTTATAACAGCATTTCTACTGAAGAAGGTTTTATCTATTGTGATTGCACAGTAAAACTGTTTGAAGACGGAGATTTCACTTTAACAAATGAATATGATTTAAATCCAGTTGTAGTGAAGAACTGCAAGTCTGGTGAAATACTTACCTTCAAGGGATCTAACAATGTAAAGAATTTAACCTCTTCCCTTGGAGATGCACATAAAAAATTATTTAATGATTTTAATTTCAGATTCCCTAGAGTTATGAATGTATTTGGGAATCCACATAACCAATTCAAGTCTAGTTTGGATGCCGAGATCACAATGACATATATCCCAATCGCAAAGGTAGGTGAGATATTCTAATGAATTTACTTTCAAAATATTCAGGAGAAGTTACTCCTTACACAGTTATTCTGTGCAACAGAAACCATATTAACCTTGGTCTTATTCAGAATCCATCAGAGCTTACAGTAAAGATTAATATGAATGCAGCCGATGAGATTACATTCACACTTTATGAAGAGAGCGAACCTTTGTGGGATAAGATTGAAGACTTTAAATATGTATTGATTCCAGAAATTGATTATCTGAATCCTAACGGAGAGTACTTTGAGATTGCTGTTTCCTATTCTGTAGAGGATGGTGGCAAGAAAACTATTACAGGTGTATCTGCAGGAGAATGTGAATTAGGACAGATTAATCTTTATGGTGTAGAAATTAATACTGAGACAGATATTGACCGGGCAGATTATAAGGTAGCTAAGTTCTGGGATGAGAAGACAGAGAATCAGCCTAATACGCTGCTTTACAGAGTATTAAAGGAAGTTCCGAATTGGTCAGTTGGTCATGTAGATGCTTCTATTGCACAGCTTCAGAGAACATTCTCTATTGATGGAATATCCATTTATGACTTTCTGACTCAGCAAGCTGCACAAGAGTTTAACTGCTTATTTCAGTTTGATTCGTATGATCGTGTAATCAATGTTTACGATCTTTATACAGTATGTACTCATAAGAATAGTGATGGCACATCTTGTGGAGAACGTGGAGACTTCTATCAGGTATGTCCTAAGTGCGGAACTGATGATGAACTTCACTATTACGGTAAAGATACTACAGTTTATGTTGACTCTGAAAATCTGTCAGACAATGCAGGATTAGAAATCGATAAAGACAGCGTTAAAAACTGTTTTCATCTGGTAGCTGGTGACGATAATATGACAGCTGCGGTATTAAACTGCTCCCCTTCTAATTCTAGCTACATCTATTATTTCTCTGATGAGCAGAAGGAAGATATGTCTAAAGAGCTTAGAGATGCTTTAGATAAGTATGAGAGTGATTTGAAAGCTGTACAGCCTACTTATGCTGATATGATGGAAAAGTATTATGATGCAATCGATAAGGAAAGCTATTATGAGAACACCATGATGCCTACCCTCACCCCTGATTTGCCTACTACGACAGATGAGTATGAGAAGAGTAAGTTATATGCTGATAAGCTGACAAATTATAATCTTTCTCCTATTGCTCTTGACTACATTTCTCCTGATACATCTCAAGCTACTGTAGAAAACTCTATTGAAGAGTATGCTAAAGTCTATGTACCTACTGCATATTATGAAGTTGAAGTAGCCAGAATTGCTGATTGGAATCATGTTAAAAATGTTAGTCTGCCTACCTACATGGTAGATCCAACTTATTCATATGATGAAGCAAGTAATACAGGAACTTGGACTGGTGTACTTGTTGTTAAGAATTATAATGACGAAACCAAGCCAGCGTTCTCTCAGGTACTTACAATCAGTTTTAGTTCTGCTAATCAGGAGCAGTTTATCAGACAGAAGATCGAAAAGATGCTCACTGCATATGACTATTATCAGAGAGATGATTATAGAGCAAATAAAGATGATCGTTATATGTTCAACGTTCTGAAGCTTACTGATATTAATAAGTATAAAGAATCAATCAAGCTGTATTGTATGACACTCCTGAAAGACTTCCGCACTTCTATCGAAGGATGTCTTGATATGCTTTCCGAATTCAGTATTGGTGATGGATCTGATGAAACAGACCAGCAGCCAGAGTTCCAAAAGCTTTATAATACATATTATCAGATGCGTGAAGCTACTGAAGCTGAAATGAATGAACGTCAGAAACAGATTGATGAGCAAAACGCACTGATTAATAAATACCAAGCTGAAAACAAAGAGTATATTGAAAAGTATGATCTGAAAAAATATCTTACTGGTGATCTGTATAACGAGTTCTGTGCTTTCAGAAGAGAGGACGAATATAACAATACAAACTATATCTCCGACTCTTTGGATACGGCTAAAGAATTATTTAAGAGAGCTAATGAGTTCTATAAAGAAGCCACAAAAGAACTTAAAAAAGCATCCAACTATAAGTACAACATTACAACTGACTTAGCTAATCTGCTTGCCATTAAAGAGTTTGAACCACTTGCTACAGGCTTCGATCTTGGTGATTGGATTAGGATCAGAGTAGATAAAGATATCTTCAGATTGCGCTTTATCAGCTATACAGTTAACTTCTCACAGCTTGACAAGATTCAGGTTGAGTTCTCCGATGCTACTAAAGCTAGAATCGATGATCCTTATTATTCGATTAAGAACGTGTTAGACCAAGCCAGAAGTATGGCTACATCCTACTCTGCTGTTACCAGACAGGTTAAAAATAACAGTGATAAAACTACTGTAATTGACAACTGGGTAGAGAATGGTTTCGATGCAACTAAAACTAAGATTGTAGACAATGCTACGAATCAGGGAATCACTATTGACCAGCATGGTGTGCTTGCTAGGCGTTGGAGCGATATTAATAAGAAGTTTGATAATAAGCAGCTTAAGCTTATTAACAATGGTATCTATATTACAGACGATAATTGGAAGACTATTAAAACGGCTTTGGGTAATTACTATTATCAAGATCCCGTTACTGCAAAGCAGACAGAGACTTATGGTTTGATGGCAGATACGATTGTAGGTAAGTTTATTCTGGGAAACAAATTATCCGTACAAGCGTTAGGTAAAGATCCTATTACAGGAGATCAGAACTTCGTTACATTCAATGTAGATTCTGATGGAGTACAGTTAAATAACAGCTCATTCTCACTTACAGCGGATAAAAAAAATGCTTTAGGACACAGAAATAAGATTGTGCTTGATCCTAAGTTTGGTCTGCTTATGGGGGATGACCGTATTCTGGATTACTCTAATGGTAAGTATACGATTAAATCTGATTATGTAAATGAAGATGGAACGCTGAAATATAACGTATCAAGTGGTCAGATTCCAGATGGTGCAAGTACATACATTGATATTAATACTGGTAATGTAATCTTTAATGGAAGTCTTCACGCATATAATGGCTACTTTTCTGGCACTGTAGCTCAGAATAAGACTTCTGTGGATGACGATTCTCATGCAGGATTCTATTTTGATGGTACTGGACAAGCCAATATGGGCGGTAATGCAAGCCATATTAAGATCAAGAATGACGGCACTGTAGATATTAATTCTGATAATGTGAAGTTTGGTAATGTATTCAGCGTTAATAATACCGGGGCTAAGATTGCAGGATTCCATTTAACTGATGGCACTATGTACACTGGAAATAAAAGTTCTATTGATAGTGAAGAAAGCGGAATATATATGGATAGTAATGGCAATTTCGCTATTGGCAATGGAAGTAGGGGTATTACTATTAAAGATGGCGCAATGACGTTTAATGGAGATATTAGTGAAGATGATTTAACTGCAGGACTGGCTCAAAAGATTAACGAAGGTGCGAGTGCTAAAGAAATTGCTGAGGCTGCACAAATATCTGCTGCAAATGCACAATATTTTTATAACCAATGGGTTGAATCTGGTACTACATATATTGATGGAAGTAAAATTGCAGCAGGAACTATTACGGCTACACAATTAAGTGCGGTACAATTTAATACTTTAACAGATGGAATAACAAAGTTACAAATATCTGGTGGTAATGTTAATTTCTATTTTAGTTCAGATAATATATGTACCGGCTCAATTGGGTCGGCGGCAGAATTGTTGCATATTCAATCTAGTTATGGAGTGCTTATTCAAAGTGGTACACAAAGTATTTCAGTAGGACACAATGGAATTACAATGAATGGGGATTTTATTGCAACTCTTCCTATCAGTTCGTTAGATGTTACAAAACATTATGCAGGTTCTGGAAATATTATTTTTGGAAGTGATGACCAAGGTAAAAATGCAGCTGTAACTGGTTGGGTAGATGATCATTATGTAAAAAAGTCAGATAGAAGAGTAAAAGATAATATAAAAACATTAGATGAAAATACTATAATAGATATCTATAATAAAATTAACCCAGTAAGTTTTAATTATAAAAACATTAAAGATCCCGATACGTTTTATACTCAAGGTACTCAGTTCGGCTTTATTGCTCAAGAAATAGAAAGTATCATTAAACCAATATTTAATGATAATAGTGTTGTTATTACTAAAACAGAATACCTAGGAGAAACAGAACGTAAACTTTGTCCAG